CGTTGATGACTGAAATTTAAGGAAGCGTGACCAACGTGACCGATTACCAGCGTGACCGTTTCATTGGCGTTACAAATGGGTTGACAATACCGAAAGCAACACGCCATTCTAAACCCCATGAACGTCATCCTCTACGCCCGTGTCAGCACTCAAGACCAGTCCTGCGAAGCTCAACTCATGGAACTTAGGGAGGTCGCTCGGACGCGGAAATGGACGGTGGTCCGGGAGGTCACGGATGTTATCAGTGGGGCGAAGTCTGACCGCGAAGGATTGTCCGCAGTCATGGAGGCAGTTCGGCGCTGCGAGGTGCAGGCGGTGTGCGCTGTTCGCATTGACCGCATGGCCCGGTCGCTCGGGCATTTTGCCCAGCTCGCGGCGGAGTTCCTGCTTCGGGACGTCGCTCTTATCCTCACCGCCCAGGGTATCGACACGTCCAAGTCCAATCCTTGCGGCCGGCTCCAGATGAACGTGCTCGCTGCGGTCGCGGAGTTTGAGCGTGACTTGATTCGTGAACGGACGAGGGCTGGGCTCGCGGTGGCGCGGGCCAAGGGGAAGCGGCTCGGTCGTCCGTCACCGAAGATGGTGGGGGTCGATCAGGCGGCGGTCGTGGCTGCGTGGAAGGTCGAGACCCGCGGCACGGACTATGCCCGGCTAGGGGAGATGCTGGGCGGGGTATCCGCGGCTACGGCGTGGCGGATGGTGAAGCGGATGGCGGCGACGGAGGCCGCGGTCGTGTCGGTGGACGACTAGTACGCCAGCCGGTATAGGTGGATGCCGTTCTTGTCGATGACGCGCTCCACCTCCCCATCCTCCACAAATCGCTGCACGAGGTTGAAGAAGGCGCGGTTCGTTCCTACGGGCACGCTCTGGATGACGGCTTGGTAGATCGGTGAGAGCCGCAGGGGTGTGGCGGCGTGCGCCGGGAACGAGGATCGGAACTGGTCGATGGTGTACTTGCGGTTGGCGCCGCCGCGCTTGGATTCGGGCTTCTCTTCGGGGGCGGTTGCCTCGCGCCCTTCCCAGAAGATTGCCCGCATCGGACGCTTCCGTCCGGGGATGTGGATGGTCTCGCGGGAGTGCTTCAGCGGAATTGAAGTCTGAAGTTCAACGCGCGTATTCAGCCCATCCTCAATGCGCTTCTCGATGCCCGCTCGGGTTCCGCGCTTGGCCAGTTCCAGCGTGAACTCGCCCTTCTCTGGCGTGGCCCGCAACGACATGATGGCCCGCGCCCAGTTGATGATCTCGGCCCCTCCAGCCATATCGTACATCACCTCGTGCCACTGACGGTCGTTACGGTCTTTGCCGGTTGATGGTTTGGTGGTGTGGTGGACGATGAAGTAGCCGAAGGTAGCAGGCTCATTCAGGGAATTCAGTCCTTCGCGGAGAAATTTACCCAAGTCCTGTGAGTCGGTCACGTCGCCGTCAATGAACGCCTGGAGGGGATTGAGCCATACAAGGTCGGGCTTGGTAGTCCGGATCAGGGAGCGTAGCCGGGCAATGAGGCGAGGCCCGCGTGAGGTGCGGTCAGAGACGATGTGCAGGCGCTTCTGGACTGCTGAAATATCCTCGTCGGTGAGGGCGAGGCAGTGGCGCAGTGATTCCCATACCTCAGCCACGTCGCCGTCGCTGTCCTCGGACTGGATGATGAGTGATGTCAACGGCCCGTTGGGTCGGATGCCGAATGCGGGACGGCCCAGCGCCCACAGGACTGCCATCTGAAGCGACAGCGAGGACTTGCCCATGCCGGAGGTCGATGAAAGTACGGCACCATCGCCTCGGTTCAGGTAGCGGTCGCCAAGTAAGACGGATGAATCGCCGTCAGGGGGAACGGAAAAGTCGGTCAGGGAACGGGTGGGTGACGTTACGTCCCGGCCAATCGTGGAAATCTTGAACGACGACTCCGAGATGACGGAATTTATTTCTTCGGTAGTATCGCGTGCGCGTTCAGATATTTCGTTCGCAGCCACAATCAGTGCGCGTCTAATCTCAAGGTCTCTGACTGTCCGAATGAAGTAGCTGGCCTGCGCCGTTGTAGGGATGCGCTGCGAAATCTGGGTCAGTATTGGTGCCCCACCGATGTAGTTGAGCTTGCCGATGCGGGTCAGCTCCTCGGCTACCACGCCAATGTCGGTGGGTTCGCCCCGACGATGAAGGTCAATAAGAACTCCAATAATGCAGGCCAGTTTGGGATCGGATGCTGAGGTAGATGTGATGCCGGCTGATAGTGCGCTAGGAATTATTTCTGGGCCATCCATCATGCAGCAGGCAATCAATTGCTCCTCTGCGGTCGGTGAGGACGGCGCTTCGGCGCGGGAGGCTGGGGATGTTGGCCCCCCGCGCCTGTCAGCGGCGTGCTGCTGTGCTCCACCATTTATCTTCACCTCCTTTGCCGGTGTTGCCACCGGAATCGCCGTCTCAAACGACTCAACTGCCGGCATCATCGGCTTGGATACATCATCATCCCAGTCCACTGTCAGCGCGTCGGTCATGAGTGGTAGCGCCTGTAGCGTTCAACGCAGGAATCGCGGTGCGCTTGTTGAGCTGGCGTCAGTGGGCCGATGAAGAAGCGGTCGCCGGGCCGGTGGGACTTGTGCCGGTAGGTCTGGTAGCGCCAGCGGCGGTTGTAGTCAGCGTGGTATCCGGGGTGTGCCGCGCGCCACTTCTTCAGGTACTCGCGCATGTAGGCGGCGCGAGGGTCGGCGGGACGGGCGGGGTCGGAGGGTGTGATGCTCATAGGTCGTCGATGACCAACATATCAGGTTGCGCGGACTGGATACGTTCAGTCGCGATTTTGAAATACTCCGGGTCGCGTTCTATGCCGATGAAGCGTCGGCCGGACCTAATGCACCCCACGCCGGTCGTTCCGCTGCCCATGGTGTTGTCGAGCACAACATCCCACTCGTTGGTGTAGGTGCGGATCAGGTACTCCATTAGGGCGACGGGCTTCTGGGTGGGGTGGATTCTGCCAACCGTTCCGCGCTCATCGGCCGGAATCTTGAGCACGTTTCTCGGATACCGCTTGCCGGTGCATATCGTCGTGGTTTTTCTTTGTGACCCGTAGCAGTCGGAGGTCTTAGAGCCCGTTGCCACGTATGGCTCACCGTCCGTCATCTGCGGGTTATATGTGGGCTTACCGGCATAAAATACCGTCACGTCCTCGGTCTCGCGCAAAGGCTGTTTCTTGGCGTTCAGGTGTCCAGTTGGGCGGTTCACCTTATCCCACACCCAACAATACTTGAAGCCCGGCGCGTTGCTCATCACCAGGGCACTCGTAAACGGCTGACTCGCCGTCAGCACAATCGCCGCGTTCGGCTTGCACACCCGTCGGTACGCAGCCCATAGCGGCTCAAACGGTATAATCGCGTCCCACTTGCAGGCCGTCGTCCCATACGGCAAATCGCACATCACCATATCCACTGAGCCGCCGGGGATTTCCTTCATGCGCTCAAGGCAGTCGCCGAGCAGGAGGGAGTAGCGCGGATCGTCGCTCATTGCCCCCATCCTCCCAGTTTCCGCAGCACCGACCGACACCAGAAGAACAGGCGGGGTTGGTTGGTGAGCTTGGCGTACTCCGATATGGACCGTACAACCACGATGGCGCGGAGGCGGAGGCAGTGGGGGAGGAGCATCGTAGTTGAAATTGTTGCCGCGCACCCGAGCACGAAAGAAAGTTCCCCCTCCATCCCCCTACGGCAGAGCCGCAGTCGGGTGAAGCAGTTTTCGTCTCGGATGCGCGGCGTGAGGTCTGGAGACCCCAAGTGAAGAGTCGGAAGCGGAGTGAAAGGACGGGGAAACGTCGGCGCTGTTCAGGTGTCTGCGGAATGTTCCCTACCTGCAAGCAAAATCAGAAAATCCACCATGGGGCAGGGTATAAAAAATACGGTGGGCGGGTTGCTATCGGGGAGAGCCCTATGGCTCAGTCGTCAATTGTGAGCATGGCCTTCCTCTCCGCCACGCAGATCGTATCGTTGTGCGCTCCGCCGTGGCAGCACAGCATGATCTCGATTTGCTCGAAACCGTGCCGCTTGCCCATGCCCACTGAATTCCACCCGAATGACAGGACTATTCCGCTAGGAGAAATAACAGCCGGTATCGCGTCACGGACGCGCTGATACGGCAGCGCACTTTGCGTGCCCTTCATTCCGACCTCTCGACCGACAGACTTGTAGCACTCTGAAATTTGGCGCGGAGAGTATGGCGGGTCAAAAATCACAAGATCGGCCTGAATAGACTTCGTGGCCAGCATCTTCAAAAAATCTTCGGCGTCCATGTGGTGCTGGGCGCTGGTCTCTGGGTTCAGATCATTCGTGTGCGTAGCCCAGAGCTTGTTGCGTGAGAATGGGTCGATTGAAACCGACGACTGCGCGAGGTATCGCTTCACGAACTCTCCGATAGGCTTCACGGAAAACGTGTCTGCGTTGGGCATCGCCCATGTGCGAGTGAACTTCACGCCGCCCTCCTAGCAATCTGCATCAACTCCGGCACGTACTTCGATCTGGAGGGCAGGCCGGACGACAGGCGGCGGAGGACGGAGAGAATGTTCTGACGCCGAATCCGCGTATCCGCTTTACCCCTACGCACGCCACGCGAGGAGGGGTTGTTGTGGCAAAGCGTGCGATACCAGCGCGGCGGCACGTCGGCGCAGACACGCTTCATCCCACCCTCACAGTAATTCCTGAGTTTCGGATTAAGCGGCACCAGGATTACGTGCAGGCGGTGGGATTCGAGCTGGTCGAGGAGAAGCTGGAGGGCTTCGGTCATGGTGCGACGGCGACCCACTTGCATGTATCGACAGGCGTCGGCTCTTTGCGCCAGAAGCGACCGAATTCATACTGTGCCCACGCTTTGTCGATTGCGCCTTGGACCGACGATTCGCGTTGGTCCGACTTAAATCTGGAGCTGCCGCTGAACCCCACGGGGCGATCCCATGTGTAGGTTTCGCTCTCGTGACATTTGAGAATGCGCCATCCTGCGGGCGGAGCAGTTTGACCATCCGTGGACGGAAGCGAATCGTCTGGCACGAATATGAATAGCAGACATGCGATTATGGCGCAGCCCGGAAATGCAATATACCGAAACATAGAATTTTTCATACAGCTCCTTGCGGCAACTCCACCCGTCTTTCCAGCACCCGATTCGCCGCCTCGCGCATCTCCTTGTCTGGGGATGGTGCGCGGCGACGCTGGACGGCGGATTCGCGGCCCATGGTTCCGATGCGGGGCGACGTGAAGGCTTCGGAGAATCCTCCGGGCTGGATGTGCGGCCACCAGTTGCGGCCAATGATTGCGGGGCAGGATGATCTCATGTTAGAGCATGATGTGGTCATTTACGACCGCGATGCGGCTGCGGATTATGGACACTTCGGCGTTAACTTTTTCAAGCGCGCCAAGGATTCCGTTGCTGTACGGGCGAGGTGTCTCACAGGGGTCGCATGGGCGAGATTCCTGCGGCCTCAGCACGGACTGAAGCCTTTCCTCAAGGGAAGAGACACAATTATTGGCGTACTCCAGCTCCTTCATGATTGCATCGATCTGGTTTGGAATCTCCGGCGTCCTTTTAGTCATCGGCTCCTCTTTTACTTTCACCAGACCGCGTGCATCATTCATGGCGGTGGCTACTGGGCGTGTGGTTGGGTACTTCATGCGTGCTGTCTCCTCATTTCAGTTTTGCTGATCTTCTTGGGCGCGAGTTGCGCTAGGTAAGAGCGTAATTTTGAAGCGTCGCGTTCGGCTTCGGCGAGGACGCTGTGAGAGA